ACCTACTGGAACAAATACTGCTGTATTTAACATAGGAGGTACTGGAGCAAGTATAGCTACAACTGGTGAAATAATAATAACTGATAATGTTCCACAAATTAAAACTATAGATTTTCTTACAGGATTATTCAAGATGTTTAATTTAACAGCATATTATATTGATGATGTAGCTGACACTGACTTTGGTAAAATATATGTAGATACTTTAGATAACTTTTATTTAGATGCAGTAAACAATCCTTCTGAAGGCAGTTATGATATAACAAAACATATAGATACAAAAGATTTAACCATAGAAAGAGCTTTTGAATATAATCAAATAAACTTTCAATATGAAAAGCCATCTACTTTACTATCTATAAATCATCAAGAACAATTTAACGACATATTTGGAAACGAAGAAGTAAAACCTACATTTGTAGATAGAGGAACTAAATATGAAGTCAAAGTTCTTTTTGAACACATGAAGTTTGAAAGAATTATTGATGCTAACCAAACAGGAACAAGTCCTTATACATCAATAACATCACCATCTCCATACATAACAGATATATTGTGGGGTTATTCAGCAGATGGAGATTTTGAATCTAAAACAGATGTAACTCCAGCTACAGGAAATTATTCTCCAGTATTAACTAAACCACTGGTGTTTTATGCAATACAAGAAACAGGTTTAAGTTCAGGAACAGGAATTAAATGGATTTCAGATGGAACGCCTATAGAAATAACACAATATTACAGACCGTCAAATACAAATGAAGATGGTACAACATCAACAGCACCAGCGTTTACAATTAACTTTGATGATGAAATTGATGAATGGAATTTAACAAATTATAGTACAAATGGTTTAACTAATTCATTGTTTAAAAAATTCTACGCTAATTATATTAATGGCATATTTGAAGAAAAGAAAAGAATATATAAGTTAAAAGGTTACTTGCCAACAGATATATTAGCTAATTATAGATTAAATGATGAGCTTGTGATACAAGATAGAACTTTTACGATTAATTCTGTAAGTACAAACTTTAAAACTGAAATAAGTCAATTAGAACTATTAAACAAATTATAAATATGATTAAAGATATACTTGATTTATTAAATGCCTCTGAGTGGTATGGAGCTGGAGAAAATACAGAAATAGCTAAAGGTAAGTATGCAGCAATAAATAGTTTTGAAGAAATGAAAGAACAACTTAAAAGACTGAGACATGGCAACTAAGAAAATACTTATTCAAGTAATACTTGACGATAAAGCAAGTGCTTCAAACAAAAAACTTGGTAATAGTTTAGGGAAAACTACTACTGAGTTTAAGAAAATGACAGCAGAACAAGAGAAGCAATATATTACTCAACAAAAAAACGTAATACAAAATAAATTATATACTGATTCTCTTAAACAGCAAGCTTTATCTCAAGTAGATGTAGCAGAAGCAACTGGTAATGCAAGAGCACAATCTGGATTAAATAATGCAATACTTTTAGAAACTGGTCGTTTAGCTTCGGATGCTTCTTATGGGTTTACTGCGATGGCTAACAACTTAGGTCAAATAGTAAGTTTATTTGGTTCTTTTGTAAAAACTAATGATGGAGTTATAGCTTCATTCAAACAACTAATTGGTTCTTTATGGGGTACTGGTGGATTATTAATAGGTATTCAACTATTAATTTCATTTGGTCCTGCAATATTAAAGTTCTTTAAAGACTTAGTAGGATTTGGAAATGAATTAAAAGAATCTTTTGAAGATATTAGTTCAAGTATAGGAAACACTACAGGTAGATTTGAAATTTACATAAGAACATTACAAAACGCTACAAAAGGTGAACAAGAACAATTAGATGCAATTTATGCATTAAATAAAGAGTTTCCAGAATATATAGATAAATTAGAAAAAGCTGGATTATCAATAGAAGATGTAAAAAACAAAACACAAGCTTCTTTAGATATAAATAAATTACAAAGAGAAGAAATAAAAAAACTTGCTATATCAAGAGCAGCACAAAGCGAAATAGAAAAAGAATCTTCAAAATTATTACAAATACAAATAGATAAAGAAATAGCAGTAAGAAGTGCATTAAATGATAAACAAAATGAGATTGATGCACAAGAAGAAAGAATAGCTTATAATAAAAAAATAAGAGAAAAAAGGTTAACTGAAGAAATTACAGCAGCAGAAGGGCTAAAAGTTTTAAATAACGAGAAAGATATTTTAAATCATGAAAAAGAACTAATTAGAATAGATGAAAAAATAGAAAAACAAAAAGAACTCCGTGAAGTTGAAACTGAAGAAGAGCAAGAAATAAAAAACAGAATAAATGTATTATTAGGATTTTCAGATATTGCTACTGAAATTACAGAAAGAACAGTAGTATCAACGCAAGAAATACTTACACAAGGGGTTGAACAAAACGAAGAATATTTAGAAAGATTTAGACAGATAATGGCTGGAGAAGCTTTAGAAGCAGGGTTAGAAGAAAGAGATGCAAGTCTTGCAGAATTTGGCGAAAAATATAAAAAAAGATTAGAAGATGCTACAAGATATGAAAAGATAGAAGCTGATGCAAGAATAAGAATAAAAAAGGGTTACTTTGATTCCGTAAGTTCTATTAGTAAAGGATTAAAAGCATTAGGAAGTTTAGATGATGGTTTTAAAATAGCAGCAATTATTACAGAAAAAGCAGAAGCTATTGCAAAAGTAGTAATGAAAACAAAAGAAACTAACACTGTAATTCAAGCAGCCTCTCAAGCAAGAGCTGCATTAGGTGACGTTACTGCTGTTCCAAGAGGAAGAGTTAGAGTGTTAAAAAATAATATAGTTTCTGGGGTGAATATTGCAGGTATAGTTGCAGCAGCAGCAGGAGGTATAAGTGCAATTAAAAGCAAATCATCTGTAGCGGCATCTTTGAGTGGTGGAGGAGACGTAGGAGGAGGAGCAGAGGTTCAGGCTCCTGACTTTAATGTTGTAGGAGCAGGTGGAGTAAGTCAATTGGCAACCACATTAGCAGGTGTAACAGGGCAACCATTAAAAGCGTTTGTTGTAAGCAAAGATATAACATCAGCTCAAGAACTAGAAAGAAATATTACAAACACGGCATCAGTCGGTTAATTATTAAAATAAATTCAATATGAAAATAGTAGAACTACTTATAGACGAAGAACAATTATTATCAGGAATAGAAGCTATATCTATAGTTGATGAACCTGCAATAGAAGAGAACTTTATTGCACTATCTAAACAACAAGAAATACAATTAGCTGAAGTTAGTAAAGACAAAAAGATATTAATGGGAGCTGCCTTAGTTCCTAATAAAAACATCTATAGAAGAAACGGTGAAGATGAGTATTATATATTCTTTAGTGAAGATACGGTTAGACAAGCATCTCAACTGTTTTTAATGAGAGGTAATCAAAATAAATCTACACTAGAACATCAAGCTGAATTGCATGGATTATCTGTAGTTGAATCTTGGATTATAGAAGATGAAGTACACGATAAATCAAGAAAGTATGATATGAATCTACCAGTAGGTACTTGGATGGTTTCTATGAAGGTAAATAATGATGAGGTATGGAATGACTATGTTAAAACTGGTAAAGTAAAAGGATTCTCTATAGAAGGTTATTTTACTGATAAAATAGCTATGAGTAGGATAAATGAAATAGACAATGAAGAAGAAGCTAAAGAAATACTATTAGAGATTGCTAATTCAATACTAGATAATAAATATGAGTTTGCTACTTATAGTGATTACGGAAGTGGCGTTAGAAATAACGCTAAAAGAGGTATTGAACTTAATAAAAAAGTAAATAATAAATGTGCAACTAGTGTAGGAAAAGTTAGAGCACAACAATTAGCAAGAGGAGAAAAATTAAGTGTATCAACAATTAAAAGAATGTACTCATATTTAAGTCGAGCAGAGACATATTATGATGCTGGAGACAGCAAAGCTTGTGGAACTATATCTTATCTATTATGGGGAGGTAAAGCAGGTTTAGCTTGGTCAAGAGGTAAGCTGAAAGAATTAGGAGAAATAGATTTAAACGATAATGACCCATGTCAAGCAGGATATGAGCAAATTGGAATGAAAGATAAAAATGGTGTATTAGTGCCTAATTGTGTTCCTAAAAATTAAGTTATGAGTAAAACAAATGAAACGTTAGGACAAGCCGTTCCAAGTGGTAGTAGAAGAGGATGTATGTGTAAAAATGGCACTTATTCAAGAAAGTGTTGTGACGGAACTTATAGAAGTCAAGGAGTGGGCAGAATTAGTGCTTTGTCTCCTAAAGAAAATATGTATAGAGTTGAGTTTTGTGCAGATGGTCACAAACACAATATTTGGTCTGACACAATATCTTTAGTTGTTGGTAATGTTTATCATTTAACATTAAAAAATAGTCATCACACAGGATGTTATACTGTGCTTAAAACAACAACAGAAGTTGGATTAGAAATTGAATCTGTTACATTATATGATAATTGTACAGCCTGTATTGCTGCAAATTAAAAATCTAACAACCTTTTTACATACAGTTATTTAAGTAAGATAAATTAATTTAATAATCGAAATTTATGGAAAACACTAAAGCTACCTCGATTTTGAACGACATCATGGAAAAACTATCATTAGTTAAGAAAGATGAAGTAAAAGAAGTTGAAGTAAATCAAGAAGTAAATCTTTCGGAACAAATTAAAGAAGAAGAGAAATTATCTCAAGAATTAACAGAACTTGCCTGCCAAGAAGAAGTTAAAGAGAAATTATCTACTGAAGAAGTTGTTTCTGAAGAATTACAAGACGAAGTTCCTGTTATAGAGGAAGCTTCTGAAGAAATTGAAATGGATGAAACTAAATACGTTGGGAGAGACGAGTTTGATTCTAAAATCTCTGAATTAAAAGGAATGATTGAGGAAATGAAATTAGGTTACAGTGAAGAAAAACTATCTATGGAAACTAAAATAGAGAAGTTATCTGCTGAACCAGCTTCAGAACCAATATCACACAACCCTGAAGGGGAAACAAAACAAAACTTTAAATCTTTTGGTCAAAACAGAGTTATGAACACTAGAGATAGAGTAATGAACAGAATTGCTAATTTAAAATAAACTAAAACAAAAACAATTAAAAAATGGCTACTACTACATCAATTACTACTTCTTATGCAGGTGAATTTGCAGGGAAGTATATTTCTGCTGCTTTATTATCAGGTGTTACTCTTGATAAAGGTGGTATAGAAATAAAACCAAACGTAAAGTTTAAAGAAGTAATTAAAAAAATTGCTACTGATGCTAACGTAATTAAAGACGGTACTTGTGACTTTACAGCTACAGGTACTTTATCATTAACTGAAAGAATACTTCAACCAGAAGAATTCCAAGTAAACCTTGAACTTTGTAAGCAAGACTTTAGAAGTGATTGGGAAGCTGTATCTATGGGATATTCTGCTTTTGACAACCTACCTCCAAAATTCTCTGACTATCTAATTGGTCACGTTTCTGGATTAGTTGCTGAAAAAACAGAAAACAATATCTGGTCTGGCGTTGTCGCTAATGCTGGAGAATTTGACGGATTTACAACTTTAATGGGAGCTGACGGAGATATTATTGACGTTGCTGCTGGAACCGTAACATCTTCTAACGTAATTGCAGAGCTAGGAAAAATAGTTGATGCTATTCCTTCTGCTTTATATGGAAAAGAAGATTTATACATCTATGTATCTCAAAACATCGCTAGAGCTTATGTAAGAGCACTAGGAGGATTTGGAATCTTAGAAAACGCTGCTGGAACTGAAAACGTATCTAGCATTGGAGCAAACGGTGTATCTAATCAAGGCACTATGTGGTGGCAAAATGGAGCATTATCTTTTGATGGTGTAAAATTATTTGTTGCTAACGGACTTGGTGACAACAAAGCTGTTGCTGCTGAAAAATCTAACTTATTCTTTGGAACAGGTCTTTTATCTGACCATAACGAAGTAAAAGTTATTGATATGGCTGACTTAGACGGTTCTCAAAACGTAAGAATTGTTATGAGGTTTACTGCTGGTGTACAGTATGGAATTGGTGCTGATATTGTACTTTATTCTTAATAAATTAAATTAACCAAAAATTAGGGTAGGTGGGTTAATGCTTACTTACCCTTTTTTTATAATAAAAAAATAAAACTATGGCTTGCGATTTATCATTAGGTAGAAAAGAACCTTGTAAAGATGTTGTTGGTGGCATAAGAGCAGTTTATTTTACTGATTTTGGAGATTTAGGTACAGTTACAGAAACTGACGATGAAATAACAGATTTATCTGGAACTTTCACTGCCTTTAAATACGAAGTAAAAGGAAACTCATCTTTTGAACAAAACATTACGTCTTCAAGAGAGAATGGAACTACATTCTTTGAACAAACATTAAATTTAACACTACATAAGTTATCTAAAGAAGACAATAAAGAATTAAAATTATTAGCTTACGGAAGACCTCATGTTGCTGTTGAAGATTATAACGGAAATGTATTTTTAATGGGACTACAGCATGGAGCTGATGTATCAGGAGGTACTATAGTTACTGGAGCTGCTATGGGAGATTTAAGTGGTTATACACTTAGTTTATCTGCTATGGAAGTAAAACCAGCTAACTTTGTAGATTCACCTACATCTGCTGACCCTTATGCTGGAATGAGTAGTGCAACTGTAACTGTAACAGTAGGTACTAATTCATAATAACTAAATTTAATTAGGTTAAATCAAGGGATGCTTCGGTGTCCCTTTTTTTATGAAAACAAATTAAGTATTATTTGTTACTTATAATATGGTAATATTAACGACATCAACAGACGCTCAGAGTTTTAAGGTAATTCCTAGAAGTGCAGAAAGCTCAGTTACTTTTGAATTAACCGATAAATCTAAAAGAACTACAAGTGCTGTTACTGTTTCTGTAACTAATTCTAACGGCTATATGACGCTCACAGGGAGCTTTTCTTTAATTGAGGATAGGTTTTATTCATTTGCAATTAAAAGTGGCTCTACGGTAATATATAGAGGTTCTATTTTCTGTACAAATCAAACTAATTTTAATACCTTTGATGTACATTCTGGAGAATACACTACAGAAAATACATACGATAACGATTTTGTAATAATATGAGAAAAGTAAATAAAATGGCAAAAAAGAGATACAACAGCAAATCTTTGCCAAAAGTAGAAAAAGGAAAGATACATATAGTTAATATGTCATCTTATACTAGACCTGAGGTTAAAGAACAATACAATAGAGAGTGGGTTGAGTATGGAGATGACAACAATTATTTTGATTATCTAATAGACAGATATAATGGCAGTCCAACAAATAATGCTGCTATTAATGGTATAGCAGAAATGATATATGGTAAAGGAATAGATGCTGTAGAAGAAGATACAAAAGGTAAAGACTATATAGAGATGAAAGAGCTCTTTACTAAGTCTTGTATGAAGAAAGTATGCTATGACTATAAAATGATGGGTCAAGCTGCAATTCAAATAATCTATTCTAAGGACAGAAAAAAGATTGTGCAAGTAGAACATATACCTGTAGAGACGTTAAGGGCAGAGAAAGCAAATAGCAAGGGTGAAATACAAGGTTATTACTATGCTAAAGATTGGTCAGAGGTTACATTTAAAAGTCAACCTAAAAGAATACCTGCATTTGGCACAAGTAATTCAGGGTTAGAGATATTATATATAAAACCATATAGAGCTGGATTTTATTATTATTCTCCAGTAGATTATCAGGGTGGTTTACAGTATGCAGAACTAGAAGAAGAGATAGCTAATTATCATATAAATAATATACAAAATGGACTTGCACCAAGTATGCTTATAAACTTTAATAATGGTGTTCCTACAGAAGAGCAAAGAAGTTTGATTGAGCAAAACATACAGGAAAAGTTTAGTGGTTCTTCTAATGCTGGTAGATTTATATTAGCGTTTAATGATAGCAAAGAACTCTCTGCAAGTATTGAACCAGTTATACTAAGTGATGCACATGAGCAGTATAAATTTCTTAGTGATGAATCTATGAGAAAGGTAATGGTATCACATAGGATTGTATCTCCTATGCTTGTAGGAATAAAAGACAACACAGGTCTAGGAAACAATGCAGAAGAATTACAGACAGCTTCATTACTTATGGATAATACAGTTATAAGACCAATGCAAGTCACTATACTAGATGAACTAGAAAAAATATTAATGTATAACGGAATTGAATTAGATATATACTTTAAAACACTACAACCTCTAGAATTTACCGATTTAACTAATGCTGTTACAGATGCAGAAATAGAAAAAGAAACAGGAATAAAAAAAGATGATAGTGAAGTAATAGAAGATGAATCCATAAATATAGAAGAATAATGGCAAAAGCACTATTTATAAAAAGGTCAGATTTAGTTAAAAATACTGCATTAAATTCAAACGTAGATACAGATAAATTTATACAGTTTATTGACTTGGCTCAAGAAATACATATACAAAACTATTTAGGCACAGATTTATATGACAAGATTAGTGCCGATATAATAGCAGGAACTTTAACTGGAGATTACTTGGCTTTAGTAAATGACTATATACAACCAATGCTTATACACTTTGCTATGGTAGAATACTTGCCATTTGCAGCATATTCTATATCAAATGGAGGTGTATATAAACACAACTCTGAAAACAGTCAGATAGCTAATAAAGAAGAGATAGATTTCTTAATTCAAAAGGAAAGAGATTTCGCTGAATATTATGCTCAAAGATTTATAGATTACATGAGCTTTAACGCTCCATCTAAATTTGATGAGTATTACAGTAATTCTAATCAAGATATTTATCCAGATAAAGACACAGGATTTCACGGATGGGTATTATAAAGAAGAACTACAAACCTAAACAGGTTAATGTAAAAAAATTATTAACTTATTTAAAAAAGAAGGATAATGGCTACACTTTCAGGAAATAAAATAAAAAATACTTATCAGTCACTTGTAAAGTTTTCTGATAATGGAAATATAACAGTTGGTGCAAAACAACTAACTGATGGTTTTGGTAATAATTCACCTATGTGGGTATCTACTACACAAGTAGGAATAGGTGTAACACCAGAATCAGGATTAAACCTTCACGTTTACGGAGATGCTAAAATAGGTAGCAATCTAACAGTCATAGGAAACTTAGTAGTAGAAGGAAGCACTACAACAGTAGGAACAGATACATTAACAGTAAAAGACCCTTTAATTGTACTAGCAAACAATAACACTTCTACAGATGCAGTTGATATAGGTTTTTATGGCAAATATACTCCTTCAGGTACTACACTATACTCAGGATTGTTTAGAGAAGCTCTAACAGGTAAATATAGATTATTCAAAGACTTACAAGTTGAACCTACTACAACAGTAAACACAAGTGGAACAGGATATGCTAAAGCTACTTTAATTGCTAGTTTAGAAGGAAATGTAACAGGGAATATTACAGGTAATGTTACAGGAGGAACAATATCAGGTACTACTGGAACATTTAGTAGTAATGTAGATATTGATGGAACATTAGATGTTGATGATGTAATTAGTGTTGAAGGTTCTGCTTTTGGTAGAATAGAAATAGGTGGAGCTTCAGGTGGTTATATAGATTTAAAAGCTCCTAATTCAGATGACTATGACTTTAGATTAATTACTAGTACTGGTGGTGCTGAATTATTATCTAAAGATACATTAAAGTTTTATACAGGCTCAGGTACAGATTTAGCAATTACAATAGATGCAAGTCAAAATGCTACGTTTGTTGCAACAGTTTATGCAACTGAATTTCAAGGTAATTTTGCAGGAACTATAGATGGTGGAACTACTGCTGTAACTCAATCAGATGGAGACAATAGTACTAAAGTGGCTACTACTGCTTATGTAGATTCAGCAATAGGAGGACAAGATACTTTAGCTGAAATACTTGCAATAGGTAATACTACAGGAGGAACTGATATAGCAGTAAGTGCAGGAGATAAAATAACTAATTTTACATCGACAGGTATTGATGATAATGCTACTTCAAATGTATTAACGATAAACAGTTCAGGAAACTCAACTTTTGCAGGGAGTATAACAGGAACATCAGCAAATTTAACTACAAGTGGCACAGTTCTTAGTTTAGATAGAACAGGTGGTGCTACTGCTTTAGTAGAATTAAAAATAGGAGGTACAGTAGAAGGATATTTAGGGGCTACAAGCACAAAAAGTTTAGTTGTTTTTAATGAATCAGCAAGTGAAAAATTTTCTGTTAGTAATGGTGGAAATGTAACTTTAGCAGGAGATATTTCAGCATCAACTGGAGATTTAGCTTTATTAAGTTCAAGTGAAGAATATATTTTATATGGTGCTACTAATGGTCAAACTAATATATACCACAATGGAATTAAAAAATTTGAAACTACAAGTACAGGGGTTAGTGTAACAGGAGAAATAGGAATAGATAGTGCAACTATTATAGATACAACTGCAACTTATACACAAATAAGAAATCCTGAATCTACAAGGTGTATTTTCTTAGGCGATAGTGGTGATGCATCAAATTATTATGATAATACTTCACATATTTTCAGAAGTGCAGGAGGTGGTGCGAATTATTTAACTATAAATAGTTCATCAGCAACTTTTGCAGGTAATGTAACTTTAACAAGTACAACACCTTTATTATACTTAAACAATACAACAGCATCAACAGGTAAAAATTGGAGATTAAGTTCTGCAACAAATGGTAAGTTTTTTATTACTCAAGAAGGTGTAATAGATGCAGTTACCCTTGACCATACTTCTGGAAACGCAACTTTTTCAGGAATAGTTGGTGTTGGTGGAACTCCAACATCAGGTTATAATTTAGATTCAGTTCAAGATGCTGCAGGATATTCAATAGTGGGCAGACACTCATCTGGAGGTAAAGTAGGAATTTATAGTAGTACAGGAGATAATGGTATTGGTACAATAAACGATTATCCAATGAATTTCTTTACTAATAATTCTGCTCCACAAGTAACTTTAACAACAGCAGGAGACGTAGGAATAGGAACTACTTCGCCTAGTGCTAAATTACATTTAGCTGTTAATTCTGCAAATGATGATAGTTTTCATATTTTTAATGGAAGTGTTAGAACACATTTATTGGGTTCTGAAAGCACAAATGGTGTTATATATTTGCGTGATTCTGCTAATAGTAATAAAGTAAGAATAAATACTTCAGGTAATTCATATTTCAACGGCGGTAACGTAGGAATCGGGGCGACTTCGCCAGCTTATAAATTGCAAGTTAGTGGTGTGCAAAACGCAAATGATATTGTAATAAACAATACTACAACTGGTGTCAATTTAAGATTACAAATGATTGATGCCAATGGTGCTATGTTTACAACAGGTTCTAAAGATTTATTGTTAGGAACAAATAATACAGAAAGAATGCGTATAGACAGTTCTGGAAACTCAACTTTTTCAGGAAGTGTTACTATCAATAATAATACACCTTTAATTATTAATGGAAATGACCCTTTAATTAGTTTTCAAAATGCAGCAACTAATCATTGGCAAGTAGGATTAGAAAATACTCAATCTGATAGATTTGTTTTTTATGATAATAATGCTGGAGCTTATCAATTAATACTAGAATCAACTTCAGGAAACGTAGGAATTGGTGGTTCTCCAAGTGCTTGGGCGTTAGGAAAAACAATACAAATAAATGGTAGTTATGGAACTATAAATTATAATAGTGGAAGTGGTGCTATTTTAGGTATTGTGAATGCTTATTTTAATGGTTCCGCTTACATAAGACAAAATGCAGGTTACGCTGGTTCTATTGATTATAATTTAGCTAAACTTGGGGGATTTGCATTTAGAACTGAAAATAGTACAGGTTCTGCTGGAGATACAGTATCATTATCTACAAAAATGGTTATTGATGCTTCAGGAAACGTAGGAATTGGGACAACTTCGCCAAGCAATTCTTTACATATATTAGGTACTTCTGACCAACAGTTAAAAATAGACGTTACATCAGGTGGTACATTTAGTAGTATAAATTTTGCAGAAGCAGGGTCAAATAAGGCAGCTATTGCTTATAAACATAGTACAAATGAAATTCAACTTCCTTATTCAAACAATACAAGCTCTTTTGTTACAATGATGGCAGGTGGTAGTGAAAGATTGCGTATAACATCTGGAGGAAACGTAGGAATTAATAACACAAACCCTTCAAGTTTTAATTCACTTGGAGGAAAACAAGTTGTAATTGGA